CGGAGTTGTGCTCGCCAACCTGCTCCGAGGGGTTGCGCAAGCGGCTGGAGAGCTTGCTGCCGTAGCCGACGCTCGCGGCGCTGCCGGCACCGCCTGCGAGCGGGCCTACGACGCTATCTCAGCACCAAGTCGGCCACCAGCACAGTAGCGACGATTGCCGTCAGGGCGAGCCAGGCTTAGAACCCTTCGGGGAACGTATATTGACGAACGTTACCACGCGCTCAACGGTGCTGAATCTGTGCAGGTAGCCGCACTCGTAGCGGCGGCGCACGGTGTTGTACATAGCATTGCTGCGCGTTTCCAGCCTGATAGCCCAGGTGCTGCAGATGGGGCATTTCATAAGGTGCGGGCGCGGATGGCTGCGGCACACTTACGAACAGCGGCGATTTCCACCACAGTCGGCGTGTCAATTAGATCCATAGCAACGCACAACTTGGCGCACGCTTCGCGCTCTGCCGCAGCGCCAAGGGCGGCGAAACGCTGAAGCATGCGGTCAAAGTAGACTTCAGATTGCTTATCGGAGAACCCAGCCTCCCGCGCCATGCGGGTGATGTCGTCGCGGGTCATGTGTTCCCCCTTGCTCTGATCCGGCTGCTCCAGCGCGGCTTCCAAGGCGTGGATGGCTGCGTCTGCTGCTCTTAAAGGTGCTTCGCAACGCCAACCACCATACAGACCACGCATTGCCCCCACACTTTTCCTCAACGCCTGCAGCGCCTGCTGGGCGGCTTGCTTCAGATCGTTACTCATTGTTCCCCCTTGCGCGGATGGCTGCGGCGTAGATGTCGTCTTTCATGTCCTACTCCTCTCCGGCCACGATGCGGGCCGGTCGGTCCATTCGATGTTGGGAGTTATACCCGACTTTATCGCCGATTGTTTTGCCGCTTCTTCGGCAGTCATCCAGATGTATGCCGGGAAACTCCATTTGCTTCCATCCCACCACCGCAAGAGATCTGGATTACCGCGTATGCTCGCCGGCCACCAGCCGATGCTGGGCGGCGGGCCTTTGTGCCATGTGGTCATATCTGTCCTCCTTCCGCTTTGGCGATGGCGGCGAGGGCTTGATTGCGCGTCGCCTCTTCAAAGTCTCCGCAATAAACCTCCAGCAACTCGAGCGTATCCTTCAACGCCCCCAGCAGTTCCTGATTCACCGCATGAAGCCGGCGCAATTCGGCTGCGGTATCGTCGTGATGTGTTTTGCTTGCGGGGTCTGCCTTAATGACATCAGCAAGAAATAGGGCTTTGGGTTGACTCATTGGTTCTTCTCCTTCAGCTTGGCCTCGATGTGCTCTACGGACCAGCCGGTTGCCTGTTCTCTCTCCTCCTCAGTCAACCCCTGCCACTCGCGGCGGGGTGGGGCGGTGAAGAGGGGCGTCCAGTTTCTACCCCCTGTTCCTTTGTTCCAAACCAGATAAACGTGGTCTGTGTTGGCGTTCTGATACCGCCACGCCACCGGCTCCTGCTCCTGCTGCGCCAGCGCGGCGCGGAGGGCGTCAATTGCTTGCCATCGTTCAGGTCTGTTTGCCTTTTGCGTAAAGCCCCATTCGTCTGCCATGAACTCCAACGCCTCCAGCGCCTGCTGGGCGGCTTGTCTCAGGTCAGCCATGATTCTTCTCCCATACAGCCCGCTCGACAGCGCGGGCGTTTTTCAGCGTTTCTTGTTTCGCTTCATCCACCGGGAAGTTCGGAGCCAGCTTCATGTACATCTCAGCACGCTCCCAGCCAATGGCCTTGAGAATCTCCTCATCCGTCAGCAAAACCTGCTCAAACGGCCCCGGGTACAGCGCATAGGCGCTCTGCCCCTCCTTGAGTTCTGTCGGGTTGTCGGTGACGTAGGCACTCTGGCCGTCCACGGTGTGGACCATCCAGGCAATGGGCTCCACCGGCTCGGCCATGCATTTCGTGCAAAGGTATGGACTCGGCGGAATGCTGCGGTCGAAGCCGTTGTCGGCGGGGCCGTTGCATTGGGGGCAACGAGAGAGGTCGGGCTCATCCTGATGCGCCAGCGCGGCGCGTAGGGCTACTGACGCTTTACGTTCGGCTTGCCACTGGTCGCACCCCGGCTGCGTGTGTGTCTTCTCCAACGCCTCCAGCGCCTGCTGGGCGGCTTCGCGTAGCGTGATCATGCGACAACCTCCTGCGGAGCTTCTGGAAGCGGCATCCAGTGCGTCACATCGCCTTCACTGACCGCAACGGCCGAATAGTCGCCCCAGTTGTCGATGCACTCGTACCAACCCTCGGTGACGTAGTAGGTGTCCGTTGCTTCGTCGTATTCCGAGCACTGATCCCAATCTTCGGAGTTCGCTTCTGCGGTCTTCGCCGCAATCCAATGCGCGCGGATACGCCGCAGCTTGCCGAGCCTGTTGCGGTAGCAGGCCAGGACCGTTACGCCAGACTTGGGCAGAGCATCGGTCACTGAAATCCAGGCCACCGGCTCCTGCTCCTGCCGCGCCAGCGCGGCGCGGAGGGCGGTGATGGCGTCCCAGTCTTTCGGCGCGGTACTGTTTATCAGCGCCTCCAGCGCCTGCTGGGCGGCTTCTCGTAGGGGATTCATCTCACACCCCCAGCGGCGCAAACACCAGCACCAGCGCCAACAGGCCCACCACTGCGCCCAGGATGTACGGCCACCACGGCTCCTGCGGCGGCAGCTTGACGCCCAGTTCGTCCAGGTCCACGCACGGCTCTGCAGCCTGCGGATAGCGGCCCTGCTGGTCGCAACCCAGCGGGATGCGCGGCTCGTATCGCATGGGTTCGTGCGCCTCAGGGTGCAGCACGCGGCGGATTTCGTCTTCGGTGGTCATTCCTTTTCCCCCTTCAAATACCGCTGCAGCCGATCAATCCGCGAGCGGTGGTAAGCGCACATCGCGTCCGCGTATTCCGCAGCGGACTCTGCGGCCAGCAACTGCCGGCGGGTTTCGTCCAGCTCACGCGCCGCCAGAACCTCGGGCGACGCGGGGCGGAACATTCCCGTCAGTGATTGGCGCCACCAGTTCATACGCCCTCCTTCGCCCGGCGCTCGTAGGCCAAGATGTCGCTCATCCGATACCTGATGCGCGGCCGCTCACCGTCACCGAGGCGCAGGTAAGCAGGCCCGCTGTTATTGACCCGCCACTGGCTGAGCGTGTGCAGGCTCAGGCCCCAGCGGATGGCAAGTTGCGCGGGCGTGATCAGGTGCTGATCGGGGGGTTGGCTGGCGGCGCTCACAACGCACCCCCTTCCGCCTCGGGCGCAGGCGCCTGCTCGGCGCGGATCTCTTCCGCGCGGCGCTTGGCTGCGGCAATGATGCGGTCACGGTCAGCGCCTTTCGGGACGCGGCGCATGTCGGCGCGGAGCATCTCGAGCCCCTCCAGAGTGCTGGCAAGCTCAATTGACTCCAGCAATTCGTCAACGTCAATCAGACCCTCTGGGGGCTCAGGCGGTGCGGGCGGTGCGGGCGGCGCGACCTCGTCCACAGTGCCCATGTCACGCATGCGGACGGGTTCGCGGGGTTCCATGTCGCCGACTTCCTCGGGGGTGTAGGTGCCGACCAAAACGCCCGGAAACACGGTGCGGATGCCCTCAGAGATGCAGCGCGAGCGCAGCATCTGGCGCGGGTAGGACTTCCACGTTGGGTTGCGCGTCAGGCCGGCGTCCTGCGCCATCTTGACGGTCCACGCGATCTCAACGCTGCCGCCTGACGGGTGCGAGAACTTGCCGACGACCTTGATGTCGGTGTACTCGCCCCATTCGACCTTGCCGCCTGCGGCTTGGAAGCGGGCCAGCATGGCGTCGGCGCGCAGGGCGGGGCGGCCGTTGATGACGTGGTAGTCGCGGGCGGCGATGGCGGGGTGCAGACCCTCGGCCTGGGCGATCAGCATCAGGGCCATGGCTTGGTCTGGCGTCTTGACGCCAAACAGGCCCGAGCGGGCCACGCTGACGGCCATGCGCTCGATCTGGTCTACGGGGACAAGTGCTGTCATGGTGTTCTTTCCGGGGCGGCGTACCGCCCCTGTAGGTTAGTCGCTCAGGCCCGCGGCTTCACCCGCCGGCAGTTCCTGCTCCGGAATTCCCGCGGTTTCCACGGGCGTGCCTGCAGCCATCAGGCTGATGATGTCGTCCTGATTGGCCGGCGTCACAAGGAACGTGGGCGTGACATGGCGCAGCGCGTCGGCCGAGGTGTAGGCCCGCACCAGCCGCTCGTTGGCGTGCATGTCCGTCACGACGAAGACCTTCATCTTGCGCGTGTAGGGTCGCTTCTGCTTTTCCTGAGTCATTTTCTGCTTTCCGCGAGACGCCGCAGCGCCTCGACTTGGGTGCCGACCTCGGCAAGGAATTCCGTGACCCTGCGCTCGAGGTCGGCAACATACGCCGGGTCACGGTTGATGCGCTGGACGTGCAGTTGCAGTTCAGCAGGCATGCGGGGATCGTAAGAAACGAAATCGCACCACTGCCGGCCAGTGATCCACATCTGGCCCTGTACCTGCGGAATGTGCTCGTCTGGCATGCCGTTCAGCAGCGTCTCAATATGCACGGCGGTGTTCCACGGGCACTTGATCTCAACCAAGCCATCCCAGTCCACCAGGCCGTCCGGGCTGCAGCCTGCCATCAGGGTGTCATGGGCGACGAAGCCCGTCTCTTCCACCGCGACGCCCGTGCGCTGCTCGTATGCCGCCCTGGAGGCGGGCTCTTGCTCCGTGCCCCAGCGCATGGCAGCGTTCTCATAACTGGGCACAGGCTGGCCGGTCAGGCGCTCAACCACAAGCTCCGTCAGGTATTTCTGGCGGTCAGCGGCGGGTGCGTTGTTCTTGAGGCGAGCCAGCACGTCCTTGAACCGGGATGCGGTGGCCTTGCCGCAGCGAGCGGCGTACCAGTCGTCGGTGCGTTGGTCTGCGGTTTCGAGGATCATGCAAATCTCCTGCGAAATTCAGCGGATTGTGCGCCCCACGCGACGGCTTGTGCGCCCCACGCGGCGGCAGTCGCGGCAGCAGACGCGGCGGCTTTCGCGGCGTCCCACGCGGCGCCGCGAGCGGCGGCAGTCGCGGCGGCATGCGCGGCGGTAGTAGCGGCAGGCGCGGCGGCTTTCGCGGCGGCCATCGCGGCGTCCCACGCGGCGTCCCTCGCGGCGGCAAACTCATCATCCGTGGCTTGTGCGTTAGCGTGTCGCTCTGCTACGTCAAGGGCGGCCAACGATCGCGGGTCGGTCATCAAGTGTTGCACCTGTCTGGCGCACCACACGGCGTACAGTCGTGCTTCGCGGTCGATACCGTCGCAGACACGCAGGCACCACAAGGCATCGTTCAGCCCGTTGCTGTCCAGAATCGTGACCAACGCCAGCGGCTCGTCATCGGCTTGAGTTTTGCCAAGGTAGCGGAGCAGCTTGGCCCAGCCATCAGCGCACGGGCTCTGTGCGCGGATTTTGTTGAGGGTGGTGTAGGTGGTCATTCCAAACCTCCTCAGAAATCGTCGTAGAACTCAGGCTCAGGGTCGCCCTGCTGCGAAGCGCACAACTGATCCTCAAGCCGCCGCAGCCGGTCGGCGCTGTCCCGCAGAAACCGCGACTGCAGTTCGTAGCGCGCCGCCTCGGACTGCGCACGGGTGCCGCTGAGCAGGCAGGCCAACAGCGTGTCAACACACACGCTGTCCATGTCCTCCTCGCGCACAAGAATCGTTGAGAACGCCGCACCCTCGCGGGCGCGGCTCACTTCGGCAAGCCACTCCTGCCAGTCTGCAGGGCAGGCCAGCAAGTGGTCACGGGCTTCCTGTTTGTACGGGTGGTCGCCGTCAAAGCCGGCGGGATGCGTGGGCCAGGTGGCCACGTCGCCGGGGCCGGGAATCGCCGAGTAATTCATCGCCATCGCTCCTTTTGTTTGCGGGATGCGCCGCAACGCAAGGGCATCATACAAGACAGTCGCGGAGCGTCAAGCAGCATCGTATACCCGCGTGGAATAGTCGGGATATGGACGCGTCGGG